CTTGTAACTCGTCAGCTACAACACCACTCACTGAGGCCAGCTTGTCCAGCCATTCCTTACGGAAGGCGGCTTCTTCGCTGGCTTTTTGGGCTTCCCAGGCTTTTCGCTCTTCGGCTATAGCCTGTGTCTTCTTGGTGTAATCAGCTTGCCTTAATCCACTGGCCTTCCACTCTTTGAGTGTTGAGACTTCTATCTCCTCACCATCAAGTACAATCTTCTCGCCAGTAGGTTCCTCCGCAGCTTGTGTCTCCGTAGCTTCTGTTTGCTCTTCCGAGGCAGCTTCTACGTTACTATCACTGGGGGCAGCTTCTACATCCTTACTCTCTTCTTGCTTCTGCTCTACAGATTGCTCTGAGGATGAGTTCTGTGGGTTAAGCAGTCGGGCAAAGGCTTGAGCAGCCTGTTCTGTCGTTTGAAACTCTGACTCCGCTGAAGGGTTGGTCGTTTCATCCGTCATAAAATCTCCTTTATTTTGTTATTATTCTCTATGTTCCGTAATGAACGTGTAGAGTTTGTAGCCTAATGCTACAATTTGGGCTGTAAGAACTACCAAGGTTAATATTTGTATAAGCACAGGTAGTTGTACTAAAAAGGTAGAGGCTCCTACCACAAGGGTAGTGGTTGTTGCTGGAGCAGACGTAACAACGTCAACAAAGTGGTGGTGAGTATGCTCTATCATTTTCTAAGTAACGTAGCTGCTCTATAGTACACAGTACAAGTGCCACTAACATAAGAGGAAACTGTCAGCCTGATGAGCTCTACAGTGCTACCACCAGGAATAGTAGCAATTTTAGAGTTGGTGATTCCTGTATCAATTGACATAAATGCATTGCCACCGAAAGAAACATCTGTGGCAACCTCAAGAGATGCCCCGCCACTAAATTCATACTGAATAGTTGAGTAGGGAGTTCCTTCTGCGTGAAATTCAGTAACTCCATCTGCCATGCCCAACCCCTATATATTTCCGAAGCAGAGATACCCTGTGCAAGTACCTCCAGCTACAGAGGATACACGCAGTCGCAGTTTCTCATATGCAGGCGAGATGGCCTGAAAGTAATCTGATGTGACATCATCTCCACCGCTTAGAACAGACCAGTAGTTACCTCCATTGGACACCTCTATTTGTACTGTGATAGTGCCAACAATAACTAGGTAGAGAGAGTTAAGAATGTTTCCCCCTAAGTATACCTCTTGAGAACCTACTGCTGACAGAGGGCCTATAATCTCAGTGCGTGCCATTCTCATTTCTCCTGTAAAATTTTATACTGTGCCATTTTTCCACGCTCTAGTGTGGCTTCCATCTGCGCCTTAATCAGAGATAGCACTTTAATATGTCGATAGAGGGTCTCGCGTGCTTCGTAGTCATCACCAGAGGATGTCATGTAGGTTGCCCATAAGGTTTCCTCTACATCGGTCATTGCCTCATGGAAAGCCTCTGTGTTAAGTACTTGGTAGGCCCGCTCTGCTTTTTGTAAAATAGCTGTATCCGTTTCCGGCTTCTTCTTCTTAAAGATGGAGAACATTAACTACGTCCTAGTGAAACAGGTCTGCTCTGTGTTTTTTCCAAGTGGTATTCAGCTCTGTCTAAAGCAGCTTTCTCTTCATCTGCCATAGTTTTACGGATGAGCTCTGCCTGATCTATTTGCTCTGTTTCCTGATTGTGTCGTGCTGTCTCCTGCAAAGCAGTCATCTTTAGCTGCCCATCCTGCTGCAACTTCTGTTGGGCAATGGCTGTCTTTTGCTGTATTTCAACCATTTTGGGATCAGGTACGGGAGGAGCAGGCTCCGCTTTGGCAGGGTCTGTTACAAACCTATCTGCTGCTTTATACCCATTTAATTTAAATCCTTCCATAATCCACGCATAAGCATTCTCTTCTGTAATAAGATGTGGGAAGGCTGCACCAAGCATCTGCATTAAGCTGGTCATCTGCATAAAAGAGGCTTGTTGTTGATCTCTTGAGCCATTACCAAGACCTACTTTGACAAGCAAAGTCATTCTGTCCCGCCATGTTGTTGGGTCTACTTTTGTGTAGGTTCCACGCAAACGTACATAGTCTGCCTCTTTCGCATGTCTGCGAATTAGGCCATGTATGCCAATGAAGAGCTCTTTAACACCTGTTTCTGCAATGATGCGGGCTATTAAATCACGCTTCTGCATAGCAGCAGTCATGGTGGCATTAACAGAGGAAGCAGCTACATTGCTACGCAGTGTATTTGGGTCTAAACCTTGTGAGCTTCTTGAAACACCAGAACGAGACTCTCCAAGTGTATCAAGGTAATCCATCAACTGAAATGTTTCAGGTGCCATAGGTGCAGACTGAATTGGCACAAGAGCATTAGGAGACTTCAGGCGTACCACACCACCTGGGCGTGAGTGTACAAGGTCATCAATATTTACTTGCCCATCAACAACACCCATACGTTGATGGTTCATAAACTGGGCACTATCCAGCATAGTACGAGTCAGTGTTGACTTCGTTCTTTGTAGGTCTTTCAATATGTCAAAGAAGGACAAACCATAGAATTTGTGGGACATGGGAAGAGGAGTACAGGCAGCAAATGGTTTCTCCTGTGCATGTTCCCATTCCAGTATCTTGCCATCAATAGAAAATACTTTAATTAGTTCTGCTTTTCCATCACCATCAACATCACTCTTCCAGTAGCTCTCATGCAACCATGCTACATCCTGTGAGGGATCTCCTGAGCTACTCTGTTCATATACCTCCATTGAGTAACGTGCTGTGTTCTCAGGAGAGGTGTTATTAGCTCCTGTAGCTGAGAACATACTCTCTGCAAGTTGTTTCTCTGTGAACCCCATCTCAAGGCATTCACTGCGCGTAACACGCTTTCTGTGGTCTACAAAGGTAGCTTCTTTAATTCCAGCATCTGTACTGATAGTAAAGTCTTCAGGAGGAATAATTACCCATCTAGCTTGTGGCTTGCTGGTACGCACAGTGAAAACTGCCTTAGTACCAACGACTGTGACGCCGTCCTGGGCATCCACATGCTCTTCAAACGAAGACAGACTGTAATCAGGATTATTCTCTTCCACAAAGCGAGCTTGTTCATAAGACAGGTTTTCATATTCTTCTTCTGTTGTATTGAATGAATCATCCCAGTACCACTTGGCAATACCTGTCTTTCCCAGCAAGCCATCAGTAAACCACGTGAGGAAGTTACTGAAGCCTGGGTTTTGCTCCATCACTACATGGTTGATATAATCGGTGTCCTGTTCAGCAGATGCTATATCAAGATCATTAATAGGGACGAATTCTACCACCCTATCCCCAGAACAGAAGATGCGCATAAGTTCTGGTTTTATCCACTCTACTGCGTCATACACTTCACGAGTGACAATATCAGAACGACCTGCTACTTCATCCCCGTATGTTTCCCCTAGGTAGTACTCAAGAGCCTCGGCACGTTGTTCGCTGATGGCAGAGGTTGCAAAACTGTCTGTAGACCCCATCAGAAGGGCGAGCTCACCTTCCAGCTCAGTAACTTGCTTTGTAGCTTTCTTAGCCATTATGTTCTAAATCCAGGGCCTAGTGGCAGGTAGTTTATTTGTCCAGAAAAAGCAAACTTGCTCTCTGAGGGAGTTTTTCCAAAGCGCTCTATTGAACAGGCTCCATAGCGTGTAGCAGAGAGCAGGTCATCATTAACAGGGTTTATCTTGCCATCCTTGCGATAGTACTGACGGAATTCTTGGAACCACTCATTAAGGTGTGTGAACACTCTGAAGCGCCCTGTTTCCATCCTTTGGTAGAGTTCCTGTACTCCTGCTTCTACAGAGAAGTTACCTTTCTCATCTGCTATTGAAGGCTTATTCCTGAAGTAATCTGGGAGCATACTCACTCCCTGATCTCGATATTGCTCTGCTAAATTTATTCCTGTTCCCTTATCACTTTGGTGCCCATCCTTGGGCCATGCTACGGGGATATCCCCCCTTGCTTTTATTGCTGCTGCATGGATAATCGCAGTTGCCTTGCTTTTCTTGTAAGCGTCATAAAGATATATGATGTCAGCATCCCT